TCAAGTCTTTTTTTTTTTAAAATTTCTCCGTGAAGTTTATACCTACATCGCCCTCTGCTCCATTACCAGAGGTCGGGGCTAGTGTGACGGTAATCATATCGCCCGTCCCAAACTCTGCCGCTGTTAAATCATCCGAAAAACTGATTAGCTGGTTGCCGTTCTTTCCCAAATAAAGAGAAAACAACAATGTTCCACCTGTAAACGCAGTCGCTGATGTGTCCTGTTGAACAGTAGATGTTGCCGTGGCAAGGTCTGAAAAGCTCGCACCCGTTAATGTGGCATCAGCATAGGCGTTAATCGCACAAGGTTTCGTGTGTTCCACCGCAGCCGCTATCAAGTTAATCTTAATCTTTGTACGGTTTAATTTACTCTGAAAGACCTCTTTCACCCTGAATGAAGTAATAGGGGTTTCTGCTGAAGTACCGCTTAAAGTCTTGGTGGCATTAATGCCTCTCTTAACACCGGAGTTGTCATTTATCCCGTCAATAAATGCCGCGCTTGATGCGCTTGATAACAGTAAATCCGAGGTGTTTGACGTATTCTCCGCAGAGAAGTAAATGTGGACAGAGGGGTTGTCAATACTGGGTCTTGTATTGGCATTGGCGTATTCTATGGAGTGAACAAGATGTAGCTCACCATCGTCAGGGTCTTCGATGTAGAATCTTATCAACCCCGCACCGAGGTACTGAAAGTCTATCTGAAAGACATTTAACTTGGTGGGGTCTAAGGTTATGCCTGTACCCCCGTTACCATCGAATATATCAGCCCCATTCCAAGATGCTTGGGCTACCCATGTGTCAGTGGGGGCGGCTCCAACAAGGGTCTGTGCAAACGTACCAACCGCTGACGTAGCAGAGGACAGGGAGTAAGTGCCTGTCCTTGATGCTGAGTTCCATGAGGTAAAGACAACCGTATCGCCCACTGCGACAGCATCCCAACCCCTTCCTGTATCAGAATAGTCAGCAGCGGCAATCTCGTTAGCCGTGGTGGTGATAACACCAGAAGCGGTGACAGCGACACTTGCATTAGCATCGCCGTCCAAAGTAATCGTTATGTTTTCTGCATCGGAGGAGGCTGTGGACACGGTAAGAGTGCGTATCTCAGGCACACCCCCGTAACGTCTTAATATCCCAAACGCTGTCCCGTTATACCCAAAAAAGAATCCTTCCCCGGAATCTCCTATCCCTGCGATTTGGGTGGAGTTCGCTACTCCCGTAGTGTACATAGCCGTAAATCTGGCTCTTACACCAAGTCCAGGCTCGTACTTGATTATCTTCTTGGATTTTAACGTGGAGGATGAGTTAGCCGCTGCACCAGTTGACAACTGCGCCATTGAAGTGACAACAGACGAGGAACCGGATTGATTGTCCCGCATACTGACAATAAGCGGGTTTAGTGCGTAGGGATACTGTAACTGGATAACAGGGGTGAGCTGTCCTACTAAAGCCTCACCAAAGGCCGTCTTACCATCAGGTGGGGGTGTGACCTGTAGGGCATTGTTGTCTGTTACAGTGGCTGTATTGCCACTCTCGCTTGAGATTATTTGCTGTTCTGGATACAGAGTAGTAGTCATTATTTATTCCTAAACTCCCTAATTCCCCACACAGTAATAGTGATTGCGTTGGCTGCACTGCTTCTGTACGCTAAATTACCGTCAGAATTAGCCATATACAGGCCGTGATCGAGTTCTATAGTCAATGTAGAGTCGGCTGGAAGGTCTGCATCCCAGTATAATGCCGTACTTTCATCGTATGTAGTGCCGTCATCGTCTAAAAACAGCCTAAAAGAAGCTGATGAACCGCTTTGGTTGCACAATGTGACGGTTTCAACGACATCTAAGTGACCTGTGGGTGGAGAATGCACTGAAACAGCGTTGGTAGAGTTCTCCCTAGCCTGTGCTAGTTGTATTCTCTCAGCTCTAACGCGATCCATTATTGTTTCCTACTTGTCTAAGCATGACTTCACCCTGTTTAGTACCTAACTCTTTCTCTTTCAGGGCTACTTTAGCGGCTTCCAGCCTCCGATTGAAGGCTTTATCGTCTTCGCTATCCATAGAAGCCAGTGCTTTAATGCGATCATTGAGCACATTGTCTTGAACATACTTGGACTCTTCTTCGAGCTTCCTAGCGCGAGCCTCTGTTTCTGCTGCTTGACCATTGAGAGCATTAGTCTGACTCTGCTGGAAGTCAATTTGAGCCTTCTGAGCAGCCTGTTGAGCAGCAATCTCTTCTTCAGAGGGCTGTTGAGCCTCTCTAAGCGTCTGTATGAGGCTTTCACGGTTCTCTACACTGGTGTTATTAATGATTGCTTCAATCAACACAGGATAAGCAGGGCTGTCTGGTGACATTGTTTGCAGAAGCTGAGTCAATTGTGCCACTTCGTACTCCCTAGCCATCATACCAAGAGTAGAAGTCACAGAGAATTTGTAATCTTTAGCCGGGTAGTTCTCAGGGTCAAACTGCATATAACGCCACGCAGCTTGTTTAACAAAAGGAATCAGGAAGTTATCCTGGAACTGAAGTAGTGTGCGTTTAAATCTTTTGATAGCTGGTGCAAGAGAGGCTGAAATACCACCGTCTGTTCTTGCCTGTCCACCAAGGTCAGCCACAGACTCAATAGCTCCTGTAGCCTGTCGTACCATCTTTTGAAGCTCACTAGCCTGTGCAAAGGTAATCTGATCTACGTTGCCAAAGTTAAAAGGTCTAAGCACAGTGTTTGGATCGCCATTGGTAAAAACAGTCTTACCGGGGCGTATGCTGGTATCAGTGCCTCGTACAAACTTGCTAGAGTCAACGCCCATCATCGGATGAACTGTCAAGGCTAGAGCGTCTATCCTAGCTCTGATTTCGGCATCAAGGGCTTTCTGGCTGTTGTATGCTTTCTCAACAACACCCCTCCCCCAAAATAAACCAGGAATAATATCCCACTGGAAGGCAATCACTGGCCTGTCCTGCATCATGTAGGGATTTTCTTCAGCTTTTAGCAGAATACCGTCATTAGCAATAACAACAAGAGCCTCTACAAAGGTTCCATCGTCTTCTTCCCTAATCTTTTCAATATCGTCTGAGTCGGCATCGTCACCTAAATTAGCAATCTCAAGGAGATACTGGGGAACTTCACCAAACCATTTAATCAGCCTTACTTTGTCTTCAGATTGGTGCTCAAGGTTCGGATTAGGTTCTTGGTCAAGGTCGTAGGTAGTCGCGTGTACTGCCACATCACGATATACCCCGTTGCGCTGTTCAGTCTCTACTGTATGAACAGAAACAAATTCGTCAATAGCAACACCCACAGACTCATCAATACAAGTAGCTACAGGGTCAATACGAAAGTTCTGAGGAAGAACTGGACGCAGTTTAACTTTAACCTTGTCCATTACGTTTACACCGACTGCCACAGCAGCACCGTCTAGTGCAGACTGTGTAGCTACGACACGGTCTTCAGTCTCCTCAACCACTACTTCTGCAATACCTGTACCGAACACAGCAGCATTGATTAACACTTCAGCTACAGAAGTTCTAATCTTATTGTCATGGAAAGCCTGTTCTAGCTTCTTGCGATACAGGATAATGTCTTCTTTCTCAGGGTCATCAAGATCATCTCTCATGTCGAACCAGTGTCCGCGACCAAAGGTAGCTTCTTCTACTTCAGCTACAGAGGACTCTACAGCCTGTTGCGTGGCAGGGGTAACAATCCTAGACCTTTCAGAGTCTCTAGTCTTGTCTGTCTGCGCCCAAATACCACGCCAGATGCGGTAGTATTCTTCAAACTTTTCCTGGTGGTTGTTTGTGTAATAGTCATCCCACTTATCTACATGAGTCATAACCCAACTTTCAAGAGTAGTGACACTAGAGAGTGCTTGTTCTAAATCATTATCCATAGTTTAAAATCCGGTTAAAGCGTCTAAGGGTTCAAATACGTCTTCAATAGGTGTAAAGTAAGGCACTGATGCTAGTTGGTCTATGTAGGCTAAAGAGTCTACAAGGTCGTCATGCACCAATGGACTAGGGAATTGAAATAATTGGTCAAGGAAGGGGTAATTCCATTCACCCTTATTGAGCCTAAGTTTACCATGCTCCATTCTCCCCTGTAGTGCCCAAACAACACGGTCAGTCTTTCTCTTGTTGCCGTGGTTAAGGTCTATAATGTTAAAGTAGACTCCGTTGGCTCTCATCAGGTCAGTCAAGTAAGGCATTACAGCATTCTTGAGAGCACCTTTCTCGATACCAACAGCGAGTGGTTTGTTCTGTGCTACTGCTTCAAAAACTTTACGCGCAGTTTCTTCGATGCCCCATCTACCGTGAACAATACTCTTGACCCACCAACCGTCTTCGTTGACTTTGACGATGGATATTGCTGTTTCATCGAGCTTTCTTGTTTTAGTGGTATTCTTGCTTGCATCTGCAAAACCTGCAAGGTCTATAGAGATATAGTAATCTCCTATTTTTGGTTCATTCTCTTCAAAGGTCAACCAATCTTCCTTGAATATCTCAGACTCCATAGCCTCGAAAGAAGCCATGAATTCTTGCCTAAAGCTGTAGGAAGACATAGACTTCTTAGCAGCTTCAATTTCATTAGGGTCTAGGGTAGGATTATCATAGCTTGTGAAATGATAACCAACCCAGTCAGGATCATCAGATAATTCAGCATACTGGTAAAGATCGTAGAAGTGATTCCTGCCCATCGGAGTACCAATGAACAGAGCTTCTCCTTTCAAGTCAGCCAGAGCAGGACGTAGAATCTGTTCCCAAACCTCTGGCTTCATGTCAGCGTACTCGTCCATGACTAGGTAGTACAAAGAGACACCACGCATTGTCTCTGGTCTGTCAGCACCCTTGAGACTAATCTTAGTCCCATTAATCAAGGTAATCTGCATATTGTTTACATGGGATGACTTGATAACTGGACTACCAATGTCCAAGAACAAATCCCACATAATGTCCCTAGCCTGTCCTTGCGTAGGGGCTACGTAGAATATTTGACCCTGCGTAGTCTCTAGTGCCTTCAGGATTAGATTACAGACAGCGTAGCGGCTCTTGCCTGTCCTACGTCCTGCGGGTATAACCTTAAACCTAGTCTTGTCGTTATATACTGTCTGCTGCCACGGCAGAAACTGTATATTTAAGTCTACTGCCATTAAGAAGTTTTAGCCTTAGGTGCTGGCTTCTTATTATTCTGCTCTTGGATTAAATTTTCAATTCTTTGTTCTAGCTCTGTAATCCTGACATCTCTTTCTTGGAATGCTCTGTTAACCTGTGTAGCCAAGTCTTCAAGGTCTTTCCAGCTAAGTATCTTCATTTCTTCTCCTCAGTTTTAATTGTAGTCAGTTTAGACTTCGTAGTTTCCTGTTCAAACTTCTCAATGACCTCTACAGCATTTAAACAATCATCTAAATACCAGTTACCTCCGGTTATCTCAATGATTCTAAGTAGCAACTTAGTCTTTTGAGTCTGCCGGGGTGTGGACATTATTCAACTGTCCAAGAGACACCAAAACCATAGCTATGTAGGGTTAGGGAGAACTCACCAGGAGCTACAACTAAACCATACACAATCTTATCTTGCAACTTACCAAAGTTAAATTTAAATGATTTCATGTTATCCTCGTTTCAATGGTATGCCAGCTAAGACGATGGAGGAAGGATCACCCCCTATGTCTTTATCGACAATTTCAAAGTGAGGCATATCAACAAAGTTCTGCCAATCACCACCCCATTCAATTTTAATGTCCATCGCCTTAGCTGACTCTTTGAAGGCATCGGCTACAGCGGTCAGGTGTTCTTCTTTCCAGGAGGCTTTACCATTAACATAAGCAAACACATCCAGAGCTAAACCATCCTGATGCTTACTACGTTTAACCAGCCCATCTAGTTTAGTCTTCTCTTCGCTATATAGCCAACCTTGTTCTTTACCTGTTCTGATACCACCGTACTGAGGGATTCCGAAGTCAACAGCACTGATGCTAAGGGCTTTATGAGCAATGTCAATTAACCTCTGGTCAACACCCTTCATTCGATCTAAACTGGTTTGACTAAAACTAAAATGCTTTGGTTTAACCTTCTTAGCTTTAGGCTTTGTAGTCTTTTTAGTCATCAGTTATCTCCTCAAACTCAACATCAACTGGGTCATCATCACAGGTAGTTACAGTTGGTGAATCTAACCCTGATATGTTAATATTAATTGATGCTCTACCAGAACCAGCAGCTAACTTATCGAAAGAACTGACGGGTAACAATCTATCAGTAACTATTTTCCATGCAGCAGCTTGATGTTTATGATCATCATCTAGAGCAGCATTAAGTATTGAATCTAAAACCTTCTTGCTCTTAGGGCTATTGAGCATTCTGGCTTTGTACTCATTGATTATTGCAGCATCACCTTTAGGTCTTCCTACAGCCCCTCTGTTACCTGCTTTCTTTTTAATAACATCTTGCTTACGGGGTCTACCTATCTTCTTCTTAGGCTCTGTAGGCTTTGTGTTCGTAGGCTCTACAGAGTTTGAAGATGAAACCTGATTAACCGATGGCTCGTTGGTTGATAATGATTTATTCTTAGAGGTTAATGATTGATTACCATCAGGACTCTTAGATACGGTGGTTGATTGATGTTTATCCTTTAGGGACATCGAACTCTCCTGCTGAAGTAATTTACTTTATCTACATAGTATTATAGCATACTTTTCTTTAAAAGTCAAGAGATTTGTTAAAATAAATGTAATATTGGTTATTCTTTGTACATAGATACGGTACAGGTTGTGTTATCTACCCTGTCCCTTACGAAACCTGGGCGGGTCTACACAGTGAGTGTTATCTCCGCAACGCAATATAAACTAAATAGCTTTTATAATCAATAGCTTATGTACTAAGTAGCTCCCCAGCCTTTTTAGTCATCGTAGCTACTTAATTTAGTTAATTAATGGGATATTTTCCCACATAGTTCTTCGTAGCTACTTAGTTCTATTTTACTCTTTTTTGTATCTAGGCAGGTACTGTAACAATACTACGAAGCCTACGCCCTACCCCGGTATCAAAGCTACATAGCCCCACAGCCTACGTTAATGAATTGTTAATGCACCGAATCAGTGCAGACTACGTAGTTAATTAACGTTAATGAATTGTTAATGCACCGAATCAGTGCATCCTGGCGCACCAATGTAGTGCAGTGCACCATAACTGTGCAGGCTACATAGCACCATAGTAGTGCAAGCAATGCACCTACATAGTGCAAGTGTGTGAGGCTATGTAGC